TGAAAAAATACGTGAAAAAAAACCTTGCCATACCGCATTCGCTCGTTAAAATTGCTAGTGTATCGAAAAAGCACACAAGCTTTGTTCGAGCAACGACCAGCAATTTTATTTTCACGGGGCATAGCCCCTGACCGCTCTTTTTTCCTCCCCCCATACCCCCCACCTTTTGCTCATTGCCCAAAAAAACCAACCCCCTTACGGGGGCTTTTTTGGTTCATTCGCAATCGACCTATAGCCCCTGCATACCTACAGGCAACAACGCTTGTGCTTCCGACCGCTTCCGCAGGGGCAAGGGGCATTACGCCCTACCTTCGGATGCCTAGTGAGCGTACCGCCCTCTAGGAGCCACAAGGAAGCCGCCCTTCCGCTTTTTGGATGCTCACCCTTCAGCACGACTTTGGAACCCTTTCCGCCCCCCGCTAGGAGGGTGGAAAGGGTTACCGTGGACAGGTAGTTAACTTCGATCATGCGCCAACCCCCTGAGCGATCTCCTTCGCTATGCGGGCTTTCGAGCCGTGGGGATTGATCCAAATCGACCGTTGGTTTGGCTTTGCCAACCCTACGCATAACAGGCAGTCCTCACAGGCTAGGTCATGCGTTTCCGCAAGGCACTCCCGTATCCCTTCGGGACGCTCCCCGCTAACGTGGAAATAACGCAAGCCGATTTCATCGGCGCAAATCCTAGAGGATTCGGTTTCGGTGCTTGCCATGAAATATTGACCGTATTTCAAAGCTAATGCCTTCGGCATCTGATGCCAGTCATGGAAGTAGCCCGTCCATCCTTCGGATGCTTCGGCAATCGCCTTCACCTTTGCCAAAGGCAACAGGCTAGGGTTGCCATAGGCTCCGAACCTGACCTTACGGTCACCGAATACCTTACCGTAGTCCTTCGGACTAAGCTCAGGATAAGCTCCGTTTTTGAAGGCTTTCCATATGCCAAGCGGAGCTTGTCCTACGTTGACGTAGCAACCGTTACCGCTTGCAAATTTGCAACCCTTGCAAACTCCGTTTGCATCCGAACCTGTTTTGACCGATTCGACGGGGCTTTTGTTGGTTTCAAGAAACCAAAGCTGGATCATGTCACCAGTTTTTCGATTGGTTGATTTTAGCGTAGCTATGACCACAAACTCGATGCCGTCCACCGTTCCACGGTGAACGACGTGACCTGTTGGTTTTTTCATGTTAATATCTCCGATATTAGGGGTTAAACCCCTAAGTTGATGATTTGAGTCCGTTTGAGCAAATCTTCGATTGCCTCTTTTTCGCTGTTGCCTTGCCCTGCTGGGCAACCTACGCAAAGCCGTTGCATGGAAACTCGTTTCCACATTGCCGACCATTTGATTGTACCCTTTGGGTAATGCTCGTTGTCTATTTCGGTCTTAACCGTTATGAAATCTTCCATTGTAATATCTCCGATATTAGGGGTTATAGGTTCCAAGGATTCAAAGAATCCTTCAGTTGCTGTTCTTGCGGTTCCGAAGGAACGAAGGATACCTCGTCCTGATCTTCGATCACCTCTTCAACGGGTTCCCCTTCAGGGGATGCAACCCATCGAATTTGATTGTTCAACAGCATCCGACGTGTGTTTTTTTCCTCTATAAGCTTTGCTAAATTAGCCATTTGATTTTTCCTCGATTTGATTTTGAATTTTTGAGACTGGAAGCCAACATGATCAGGGACACGCTTTCAAAAAGCAAGACTTTTTTTTTACCGTAGGTAGGTCAGCTACCCGAAAAACCACATCCAACGATTGTCGAAATCCACAGCTACGCTGTGCCATTGGATTTGAGATTGAAGACCAAGCAAGCCCAAAGGGCTTGGGGTTGGAGCGAATCAATTTGTAGCCAAAAGAAAGTCCCCGAAGGGGAAGCCCACCCCCCTAGCCCTAGCAAATCGACACCCCACGCCCTGTCCCCGTTCACCCCGTAGGGTTGAACGCCTTAGAGTGTTTCGCAAGTCTCAGTCGGTCAACAGGTAACGCCCTAAAGGGCGTTAATTAGACATAAAGCATGTTGTACGAATCAGGTTCCATAAGTAGCTGACGGTTAACAAGTTAACCGATAGTAGGAGTCCACCCAAAGCACCGATCCCCTCTCATGGGCATAATGCGGGGGGAGGGGGGGGTCATGCTCGCACGATGGATGATTGCATGGAACTGATTACCGCTCACAAAAAAATTCTGACAATGGGCTTGCAAAGCTCCTTTGCAGGTATTTATACTATGGTGACATGAGTGCGATAAAGCGTGATCCTGACGCAATCCCCGAAAACATGCCGCCGCTTGAGGAAGCCGAGAAGAAGTATCCAGCGGTTTACACGGGTGAGCGTATGCGTAAGAAGTCCCCTGAGAAGTACGCTAGGGTGGTTGAGATGTTGGTTGCTGGGGCGAAGCTGACGAACATAATGAAGGAGTGCAAGGTGGGTCGCAACACGGTGGCGGCGATAAAGTCTAGGGAGAAGGAGTGCATAGAGGCTGGTCAGCAGATGACGAAGGGCTTGACGAGTTTGGCTGTGCAGATGTCCTTGGAGAAGATTTTGGAGAAGCTGGAGGAGGACAAGATACCAGCGGGGCAATTGGCTATATTGTTTGGCATATTGCGGGACAAGGAGATTCGTGATCAGGGACAGCCAACGCATACCATTGAGGTACGAAAGCGTGTCAGCATAGAGGACGTGAGGGCGGAGCTTGAAGGCATGAAGAGGGCTGAGGTAGTGGAGGGAGAGTTGTTGGATGGCTCTTAGTTGGACTTCACACCCCGTGTTAAAGACACCCACGCGCGAGGAGCAGTTGGCGATGGGAGCCGACAAGTTGTTGAAGTTTTGGGAGCGTAGGGAGGAGGCTATGGAGATGGAGGCTGACGATCCGTTCCGATATGGATATGAGCCTGACTATTGGACGAGGGCTGACGATACCTTGTCCTCTCACGAGGAGATACTCCTGATGGGCGGTAACAGAAGTGGAAAGAGCGAGTGGGCGGCGAAGAAGGTCGTGGAGTGCTTGGTGAACAATCCCTCGACGATCATATGGTGTTTGACGGAGACGTCGGCTAACTCGATTCAGTTTCAGCAGAAGATGATATACAAGTATTTGCCGAAGGAGTACAAGCACTTGGGGCGTGGAAAGGTCGGATACGTGGTGTATAGTTTGCGGAATGGCTTTACTTCCGCCAAGTTTTCGTTGCCGAACAAGAGCGAGGCGATATTCCGAAACTGGAGTCAGGACTTGAGTACGGTCGAGGGTGGTGAGATAGGATGTCCAGAGGAGCCTGTGGAAGGAACTCACAACATAGGTTTTTGGGCAGACGAGTTGATTCCGCTGAGTTGGCTTGAGACTTTGAGGTTTCGTACCGTGACTAGGGCGGCTAAGGGGATATGCACTTACACGGCTGTGGATGGGTGGAACGCCACGACTAGGAGTTTGTTGACGGGAGCTAGGACGGTTGAGTCGGCTCCAGCGAGTTTGTTGGGTGGCGAGGAGGTTCCAGTCGTGATGCAACCTTTGAGGAAAGCGAGCAGTATAGTTTTTTTCCACACGGAGGACAATCCTTGGGGTGGGTGGAAGTCGATGAAGACTCAGCTTGAGGGTGAGAAGCGTGACGTGATATTGTGCCGTGGTTACGGATTGCCGACGAAAGCGGCTAAGACGGTTTTCCCCAAGTTCACTGCCCGCAACGTGGTGAAGGATAGTGAGGTTCCCGTATTGAAGGAGGGAGCTGAGGCTAGGTGGTTCACGGTGATTGATCCAGCGGGGAGCAAGCCTTGGTTCATGTTGCTGGTGGGAATTGATCCGCATGGCGTTCATTGGGTGGTGAAGGAATTCCCTGATGCGTCGATGGGCGAGTGGGTTGATTTGACGAAAGGTGACAAGGGTACGGCTGGCGAGGCTCAGAAGCCGAATGGTTACGGGATAGAGGATTACGCTAGGGAGATCAGGGCGTTGGAGGGAGGTCGTGACGTGGAGCGTTTGATAGACCCTCGTTTGGGAGCGGCGAGTTTTCAGAAATCGGAGGGGGCTAGTAACATAATAGACGAGTTGACTTATGGGGCTGACTTGGAGGTGTATCCAGCGGAGGGGCTTGACGTCGAGGTGGGGGTACAGGCTATTAATAGTTTGTTGTCATGGGACGAGGACGAGGAGATGGGGTATGGCAACATGCCGAGGTTGATGGTGAGTGACGCTTGTCAGAATTTCATAGTGGGGATGAACGAGTGGGTGAATGACGGCAACTCGAAACATCCGAGCAAAGACCCTTGCGACTGCATAAGATATTTGGCTGTGGGAAATTATCAGTACCATGACGAGAAGGAAATGACGCAAACCCCAACGGGAGGATATTGATGCCGAAGAAGATAACGAAGGAGCAGGAGGAGGAGATAATTGGCTTGAAGAAGGCTGGTTTCGCTCAAAAGAAGATAGCGAAGATGACGGGATTGTCCGACTTCACGGTCAAGAGGGTGTGGCGTGAGAGCAAGGAGAAGAAGGACGTTCCCGAACCTGAGCCAGTCAGTCAGTATCACGTGGCAACGGTGGTCAGGTTGGTTCCGAACAACCGCATGGTGCTTGCGGAGATCGAGGGCATGGAAGGCAGGGTGAGGTTGATAAAGAAGTTTGGGAAGCCCGACACGCTGGGCAAAAAGGCAATGAGGTGCGAAAGGATAGAGGATGACTTGTGGCGAGTGGTTAAGCTCTAGAGAGGAGAGGGAGGGTCGCATAACGTCGGCAACCTCTTGGATGATCGTGCGCGAGTTATTGGTGATGGAGCGTGATGACAGGGACGAGGTAAGAGAGTTTGACATACAGGAGATAGCTGATTTTTGTGGGGTTGACAGAAGACATATTGCGAGAATAGAGCGTTCCGCTCTAGCCAAAGTAAGGGAGAAATGCGTAGAATTCGCTGATTATGGGAAAGCAAAAGGAACAGTACGACTTTGATCCGAGAGAGCCTGACGTCGAAGACCTTCAGGGTGATTACGACAGGATGGTAGCCGAGTTGGGGTGGTGGGTTAACCAAGCGGAAAAGAACCGTGACCTGCGTTACAACATGTGGGCGGGGAAGACCGACGATGGCAGGAAGCATGGGGAGGATGCGTTCCCGTGGGACAATGCCAGCGACTTGGAGCCTATGTTGACCAACACTATAATTGACGCAGACGTTGCCATGTTGAAGGGAGCGTTGAGTCGCAGTAACTTGGTTGCCTCTCCCGTGGAGAGCGGGGACTTGAAGACGGCGGAGTTAGTGACGCAGTTCATGCGTTGGTTGTTCTTCACTCAGATGGAGGAGTTGCAGAGGGAAGCTGGCATAGCGGCTAACTGCATGTTGGAGAAGGGCTTGGCTGTGATGGGGGTATACTGGAAGCGCAACGTGAGGCGTGTTTACAGGGAGTTGTCCTTGGAGGAGTTGTTGGCTAATTTCCCCGAAGTGGCTGAAGACCCCGATGGGTTGGAGAATTTGTCAACTAATCTTTATCAATTGTTTCCCCAGC